CTTCAACACAAGCATTCTGTCCAACTAATCCACAGTTAGTTCCAACTTGTGCAAACGCAAACGTAAATGGTTGACCAACAAAACGTTGTGTAAATAAAGCTGTATCAGTCCAAACATAGATTGCATCTCTACCTCTGATTGCTCCTCTGATCTGTGATCCATCGGCCAGTCTTTGTGTACCAGCTGTATTGGTTGCTGTTGGTGTATAAGTATTTATATCTTCTTGATCCGAGAATCTTACAAACATATCATCTTGTGTAGACGTATCCCCAATAGTTGTTTCTGTTCCAAAAAATACCAAGTGTCTATCAGGTGTAGATACTAACATATGACGTGATGCTGTTGGTGCACCAGATATAATTGTTGCTCTTGTGTCTGTTGCATTTGATAAAGATGAATCCCATTCAAATACAGCACTATCATGTATTAAGCATATAGCCTTGTCACCAAAGTTATCTAATGACCACATACCTGGTTCTAATACCAAGTCACCAGATGCTGCTTCACCCCAAGCAACAAAATTACTTGAATTAGTTACTGTGTCTCCAGCACCATGAGATGAAGGTGATGTGCCTCTAACATCTCTAGTTACACCTGTTAATTCATTAGATGAACTAATACCTGTATAAGATATTTCTTCACTTCCTATCTGCACAAAGTTTGTACCTGAACTTGGAAACTGTGAAGGATCAGTTAATATGATACCGGTTGTAGTTGAAGAGTTTATTGCACCAGATAATGTTGTAGTAAAAGCTCCTACTTCTTCTCCACCCCAAGATCCTAGTCCCCAACCAAAACCTTTTGCTTGTACAGCTGGACCAACAGTATAATAGTGTTGTACTCTGATACCACCTGATGTTGTTGCACCAGATCCAGATTCATTAGAAGGCATTGTGATTGTAATAGTTGTGCTTGATGGCACAGATGTTACCATAAATTTTTTATTGTTAAAATCAGATGCACCAAAATTAGAATTAGTTATAGCAGAAAAATTATCTAACAATACAATATCAGATGTATTAATACCATGATCTCCACTAAAAGTTATAGTAACGGTAGGTGATCCGTTGGTCGTGCTAAATGCATTAGAAAGCGTGTTTGTAGATTTAATAGGATGTATGTCATAATATACACCACCTGAATATGCATATAAAATTCTGTTTGTACCAATGATAGCGTATTTTCGGCCTAGACTATTTACGTAATGATGAAGTCCACGACCTGCACCTGTTAAATTACTTTCTCCTAATTGCTTCCAACCACCTATTTTTTCAGGTGTACCATATCTAAATCTTACATTATCACAATCAATCCACTGTCCCTCTGCTCCTGTGGGTGTGATTTGTTTGTTAATACCTGGCTGAAAACCTATCTTTTGTAGCATAATAAATCCATTTATAGCAAATTTATTACTTATTTAACAGAATAAAAGCACGGGGGTGTGGTGTGGTGGTGCCCCCGTACCAGTCTTTTTTATAGACTATTTTTTAGATTTAGTCAACTTAGATCCTTTGAACCATGCTGGTATACCTATCATAGGTCTTTTATCTAGGGCATTTTCTTTTGCCATTTTAGATCCTGATTTATTGTAATGTAAAAATACTTGACCACAGTCTTTACCTGTAAATTCTTCTCGCCAATGTTCTAAATCACAACCAGAGTAAATTAACATATCACCTGGTTTTAAATCTATTTTTATACCTGCTTGACCTGTTTTACCTGTTGGATCAATATAGATAGGCCATGGGTCGCCACCTAAGTTTAATGTGGTAGATATCTCACAAGAATACCTGTCCTTGTGACGAGTTAATACATCACCTCGTTTATATATCCTTGCATAAGAATAAGTTTCACTTAATTTTAATCCTGTATGTTTTTCCATAACTGGTTTTACTTCTTGTAATAAAGTTTCCATAGCTATATCTGCATAATGTGAATATGTATTTGGAACTTGTTCATCATTCCATAAACCCCAATACTCTGTAAATGGTGAAATATATCTTGAATCAAATAAAACCCTAGCTACATTTCTTTTATTTTGAAAATATTTATATACAAAGTCTGCTAACTCTTTTGAAATAGCTCCTTTTAAAACACTATATTTATTTTTTTTAAACGACATTTAACACTCCTTTTGGTATAGCCTGACAATTCCAATGTATAAATCTGAATGGTTCGTATCCCATATCAACAATATATTGATGTGGCATATACGATGGAAAAAATATTAATCTACCTGGTTTAACTTTATAATGAATTTGTGAACTTGCATATGTAACTTTTGATTTATCTTTTTCTGGTAATAGATTCATTATATTACCTGGTCTTGGGTCTTCAAATAATGGCATGGATGTTGCATCAGAAGCTTTTAAAAAATAAAAACCAGATATATGTCCATTCCAATGTGTATGTAAAGTATGATGTCCACCACCCTTTTTAGCAAATTCTTGCACCCACATTTCTGTAGTAAACACTTGATAATTTGTTAAATCAAAACCCATTTCATTTAATAAGTTTGCTGCTGTTGCACCTATATAGTTTTGTAATTCTACAAAATTAGGATCATTAATTAATGTTGTTGAATGAAACACATGACCCATATCACCTTTATCACCAAATTTTTTATTACGTTCATCAATAGATTGTTTCAATGTTTTTTTTGCTGCTTCGATATATGAATCTGATGCTTTGTTAAGTTTATTAACAAAACTAGGCTCATCAGCCCACCATATTGGTGATGCAAAATATTGTTCTAATTGTAATTGTTTTGGAAAAGATAATACATTTTCTTTTTTTATTTTTTGTTTTTTAGCTTTTGCTTTTTTCTTTTTCATATTCTCCTTTATTTAAATGGATATCCTAAGTTCCAAATTACCAAACTGTTTCTTTCTCCACTTTTAACTGGACATACTCTATGCCATACAAATGAAGGAAATACAACTAAAGATCCTTTAGGTAATATTTCTTTGCACTTTACAGGTTTTCTAGGTTTATCAGGATCTAAATTTCTAAAATCAAATTCTAATTCACCACCTTTATAATCTTTTGGATCTGATAAAGTAACAGTTACAGATAATTTTCTTATCTTACCATTTGAAGGATCACCTTGTTGTCTTTGATAAGGTCTATCCCAACTATCACAGTGCCAATCATAGTATTGGCCTTTTTTATATTTTGTAAACTGACAAGACTCAGAAAAATCCCATTCAAAATTCCAACCTGCATTTGCATTTGCTTGGTGCACATAAGGTTGTATTTCTTTATACACCCATCTATCATTCATCCAAACAATATTGGAATCTCTTTTTGTTTTTAAATCTTTAATTTCTTTTTGATTTAATTTTTTATCACCATAACCACCAGTTACTGCCATTTGATCTTGAAGTTGTTGACCATATTTTACAATGTCATCACAAATACGAGAAGGTATAGCTGACTGAAAATACCAATAATAGTTTGTAAGGTTCATATATCTTTATGAACTTAATATAACATTTGTTAAGATATTGTCAACGTTCCTGAAACTGTAAAAGTAGCAAATTTATCCCCACCAGGATGTGTTCCTGTTGAGTTTGTGCAAGGTGTTACTGCAAATGTAAAATCACTTGGTGCTCTAACTATAACTATTCCTGAACCACCTGATCCTGCAGCAGCATTACCTCCACCACCTCCACCACCACCAGTGTTAGCTGTTGCGTTTTGAGGACTCACAGGAGGTCCACAAGTAGTTGCATCTCCACCACCACCAGCTCCACCAGATCCAGCGCCACCTCCAGAAGGAACACTAGCTCCTCCTCCACCACCAGCATATGTAGTGCAAGAACCATTTATATTGTTAGGTGCACCTGCACCTCCATTACCTCCAACTCTAGGAGCTCCTGATGCATCACCACCAGCAGCTGTGGCTCCACCACCTCCACCAGCAGCATATCTAAAAGGCACAGGAGAGGCTGGATTAGCATCTCCACCATCATTTCCTTGAGGTGGATCTACTGCAGGAGTATTACCACTTCCTCCACCTTGTCCAAAACCACCATTACCACCACCTCCAGATCCTCCGGGTCCACCACCTCCTGCTGGATTTGATGGTCCACCAACTCCACCACCTCCACCACCTTCAGCTGAAAATACGCCTATAGATGTAGGGTTTCCTTTACCAGAACAGTTTGAACCAAAACTTCCCGGAGAGTAAGATGGGTTATAACCAGCTGCTCCTGCTCCAATTGTAATAGTGTGAATACCTTTTTCTAATTTTAATGCAGACCCTCGTAAAGGAGAAGGCCCATAACCAGAGGCTCTATATCCTCCAGCTCCACCTCCACCACCTATTCCACCAGAACCTGCGCCAGCTCCACCTCCAGCAACTATTAAATAATCTATATCGTGTAAAACTGCTGGCCATGTTCCTTGAGACTTGGCACTAAATTGACTTTGCATTGACCACACACCACTTGCTTTAGTTAATTCTTTTACAATAACGACACCTGGACCACCTTGACCTCCGCTATCATCGGGTCTACCAGAACCACCGCCTCCACCACCAGTAGCAGAAGTTCCATTTGAAGATGCTCCTCCAGGATATCCTCCACCTCCACCACCACCTGATGTTGATCCTAGAGATCCACCCGCTATTCCATTTCCACCACCACCTGCTCTTTGAACACAAGAGCCTGTAATATTACTTGTTAATCCTGCACCGCCTGCTCCTCTTGGAGAACCACACGGTAAAGTTCCTGCAGCTCCAACACCTCCAGCTCCTCCACCACCACCTGCAGCTTTATTAGGAGAAGATGTTCCACCTGCACCACCTGCGTTTCCTTGACAAGCAGTTCCTGCTCCTCCAGGTCCACCTGGATAAGCTCCACCACCTCCAGAACCTCCACTAGATCCTGTTGTCGGAGAAAAACCTCCTCGACCACCACCAATCATTGTTTGACAAAGAGCAGTTGTATTACTACCATTAGAATCATTTCCACCACCTCCTACTGTTACTGAAAAAGGTCCTGATACAGGAGTATTACAAAGTGTAGTATAACCACCAGCTCCACCACCTCCACCACCTCCAGCAGCGTTAGGTCCACCAGACCCACCACCAGCTATAATAACAGCGTCTACAAATCTAGTTCCTGGTTGTATAGAATGAGTTGAAGTAGATAAAACAGATGTAACAGTGCATCTTCCAAAAGAAGTTACATTCTTTTTTCCAATTAATCCTCCGTTTGATGTACCGCCGCCTCTAGGCATTTAAGTGTCCTCCTATTCGGACACCCAAGCTGTGCCATTCCAATCGTATTTGGTAGGTGTTTCCGATTCGTCGTTTGATTTAGTTGCTTCCCAACCTTTTGTGTTATCCGCTTTATATTTTGTATCGTTCCAAGAAATATTATAACGCCATTCTGGTTCTGCTTGACCATCGTCTGTAATTGATGGTTTATCAATTGGTGCTTGCCAATCATCATTATCATCAAGTGACCATGATTGATATGGTTGTTTGTCTAAAAATTTATCTTTTACAGGATCATAAATCATTCCTTTTCCTGCGTATTGTTTTCTAAAATTATGATTGTAAGAAGTTTGTTTCCAAATTCCACCATTAAAAAAATTAATACACCATGTTTCTCCATCTACGTGCATATCTGAAGGAACTACATCGTTTCCTACAACTACAACTCTTTGTACAACTTGATGTGAATCTTGCGTAAATCCTGTTGGATCTGTCATTGCTTTTAATTCTGCAAAATGTGCCATATTATTACTCCTTAAATTTATATTTTATATTTCAATCTTAACTAATTGTCAACGTTCCAGATACAGTAAATGTCATTACAGTACATCCTCCTGCAGGTCCTGGTAATGTTGCTTTACTATTAGTTCCTGGAGCTACAGTAAATGTAGGTCCTAAAGGTCCAGGTGCTCTTAATACAACAACTCCTGATCCACCAGCTCCTCCAATATTACTATAAGATGGATTGTATGATCCACCAGCTCCACCACCGCCACCACCTCTATTAGCAGTTCCACTTCCACCTGTTCCACAGTTAGCTTTTGTACCAGCTCCACCTGTTCCACATGGAGAAGCAGCTCCTGCTGATCCTGGCCCTGGTGCTCCATTATAACCTGTTCCACCACCGCCACCACCACCATAAGATAGTGCTGATCCTGTAATATCATTTGGTGCACCTGCTCCACCTCTTCCTGCTGCGGGCGCAGGACTTTGCGGTCCTGGTGAATCAACTCCAGCTTCAGTTACCCCACCTCCACCTCCACCAGAAGTGTCTCCATTTTGAGATGAGAATCCTCCTGGGTTACCTTGTGGTATAGTACAACCAAAAAGATTTCCAGCACCTCTAGCTCCTGTTCCACCTGGGCCTGGAGGTGATCTTGTTGGATTACCTCTAGGGCCTTCACCCATATAACCACCTGCTCCTGAACCACCATCGGCACAAAATCTAGCTGGACCTGGTCCTTGAGGGGCAGTCGCTCCACCACCACCTAAAGCTACAATATTTTGAATTACTGAATCACCACCTCTTCTATTTACAGCGCCTCCAGCACCAATTGTTACTGGATACTTACCTGTACTAAAACCCATTTTTGGAGCCCTTAATGGAGAAGGACCATAACCAGAAGCTCTGTATCCTCCTGCTCCGCCACCACCACCAGCATATGTAACAAATGGAGTTCCACCTCCACCTCCACCACCAGCAACTACTAAATAATCTACTAATGTAACTGTTGGATCACCATCAGATATTGTTAAACATCCTGAACCTGTAAAATTTGCTATTTGATCATAACCACCAGCTGGGTTTGCACTAAAAGCAACAGAGCCTGCACAAGCAGGACCTACAGTTAGTGTAACGCCTTGACCTGCATTT